TAGAAATCTCCCGCAAAGCCTCTATGATCTTATCTGACAGATCATACTTTACCCACCTATAATTCGACATATCCAGGTAGTCAAGAAGCTTTAATGTGTCATCAATGCCACCTTTATGTGGTGCACGCCACGCATATTTCATGACATTACCTAGATAGAATGGTAGCCCATGAATAAAATCAGTGAGTTTATGCCCGTCAATTTCTGGGTAGTGGTTAGACAATTGGTCACCTCCCAGCTGCTAGTAGTCTTTTGTGTCTTGCGATGCGTTCACGACGTGCCTGCACCCATGCTTCGTAGTACTGTTTAGTTAGCTCAGCACTGCGATATTCGTTAGGGCCTGTTATTCGCTCTTCCTTATACTTGCGCTTCTCCTGCCTCTTGCGGCAAATCGAGCAGTCCGGATTTATTTCCGCCATGTCAATTCCGCACCCTTTACATTTAGGTGGTTCTGGTGCTTTATATCGTATGTCGCCTACGATTTTCCACTTGCGGTGCCGATTATTGCACTGTGAGCACCCCTTTGTTCGATTTTCACGCAAGCACCCGCATGTACCGCAATGGGTTGTGTATTCTTTTCCTGCCATTTTAGATTACCGCCGTTGCTACTAGTTTGAATTGGTGAAATTTTCTGACGTGCGCATCAGATGCTTGCACGATCCCTTGGTGCGTATTCATAGGCTTCATGGTGCCGCAAACACTGCAATCTGCGTACCATTTACCTTGATGTTTTCGTGACCGCACCTTTGCTTCGTGGGTTATGCCGATCATGAAAACGTTGAAGACTAGACAAAAGTCTTGTATAGCCTGTGCTGTGCTCGCATCTCGCAGCTTTCCTGTTGCGCCTAGTAAGTCTTCTATTGTGATCGCTGTGAGCTTGCGTGTACGCTCATTTGCTGCGAGCTTCTTAGGTAGAGAGAATTTCTTGCGTGTCGCACCTGGCTTGAGCGCCTTTAGTGTGCGCGAGTGCCCTTGTTCATTGAAAAACATTTCATCAATGTCTTTTGCTACCAGGTAGCTTTTGCCGTCTAAGGATGTGATTACTCGCAGTGTTTTCCCTGTGAATCTGTTTTGGAGTAGGTATCCTACTGTCATTTTCCTTTTCCTTTCCTTGTATCTCTAGTGTATCACCCCCTACCAGATAAACCAAGCTGATATAGGGTGAAATATGTCACTAAATACCCCTGGTGTTCGACCATGCATATACATCTTGTGGGTCAAAAAGCCGATCATTACCAGAAGTCCTAAAAGGCTTCAGCTTCCCAGCAGCGCACGCCTTACGCACGCCGTTCGGAGTCATTTCCTCCATCTCTGCAACCTCTCGCACAGTCAGTAGGGTGCTAATAATATTCTCTGGGTTATCAGGTGAAATCATCTCACGAATGCTGTCAACCTCGTCATGCAGGTCTTCAAGGTGCCCAATATTCTTATCCGTGAGTTCATCAGCAAGCAGCTGAATATTCTTGAGTGCTACACGCAAATCTTGCAGATCGGACATTATTTCTTCCTTTCGTATGGGCTGAAAAATATTTCAAGCCTCGGGTTTTCTCTGTCTATTCCTCCGTGGTGGAGGTGTGGGCCATCCAGATATTCAAGCGAATCATCAGGGAGTATTCCCGCATCTACCATTCCATCCAGAATAGCTTTTGCGGTCGGATAATAATTACCCGGATCATACCGCCCGCCGCGTGCTCTATAAATGTATACATGACATTCCACAGGTGGTTCCAAAGCTTCTAGGTTATGTGCTGACTCATACCCTACCTGTCGCCAGTATTTGGATGATTTCTGTCTAGTGCGCCAATGCTCAGACATTAGCTTATTTATCGACAGTAGCGGGTGGCTATCCGGTATCTCAATGATTATTTTCATTAGGCGACTTTGCGTGTGCCTACCTCGTAATCCTCGACTGTACAAAATTCCTCACCAACATAGGCGCGGTACACAGCCACCTCGACTAGAACTAGTTCATGCCCGCCTGGAACAAGGTCAGCTAATTCTTTGGCCAGATATTTCTCTAGGGACTTGATAATTTCCTGGTGCCCCTCAATGATCTGTTGCCAGTACAGCGACGAATCGAATACGGCGCCGTTTTTGACCTGAACTCGCGCAAGCCCATTCTTTATGAAGCTTTCGGTGGCTTCTACTACTTTCTTGCCGCTCTCAGTGTCTTTCACAAAGGGCATGTCTTCAAGTAGCTCAACCCATGCAGCTTTTTCGTCCTGGCGGTAGGTGAGGCTGATTGCACCATCAAGTGCTTCGCTCATTTTTCTTTTCCTTTCGTTCGATACCTCAAGTGTATCATGCAATACCAGCAATGCAAAGCCAATTCTGCATGAAGTGCATCACATATTCTCTAGCGCGCGCATCTGCCTATCACGCTCACGCTCAACCGCGCCGCGCCGCATAGAACCAGACTCGCCAACACCAAAGCTACGCACAAGCGCCCGCACCTCAGGAGGTGGAGGAACAGCCTTAGTCTCACGCGGCGGACGCGGCGCATCAATAACTCTCAAATCAACCTCGCTACGCACAAACTCAGGAACGGCAGCGTATGCCCGCTTCCATGACTCATACACGCGTACAGCAGTCTCGTAATCCTGCTTGTCCTCGATCTCTAGTGAATCGAATTTAGTCGCTAGTCGAGAGCATTTACCTATCGCTGCATCAATCTCAGATTTCATTTCCTGCCAGGTCTCCAGAATATCCCCCGGCTGAAGTATAGATATGCGGCGCGTTGAATAAAGTCGCTTTTGCACCTCGCGGGCGTACTTGTCTGGCACCTCGGAACAAATCTCAGCCCATACAGACAGGATTTCATCAGGTAACGGCTTTAGCCTCTGATCTAGTCCGGTGGCGATTGTGTAGAGCGCTCGCATTGTGTTTAGTTCCATTGGGTAATTTCCTTTCGATTTTCTTCAAAGCGCTGTGCGTCGATTTGCGGGGCGTTTTTTAGTGCGGATAGGTCGTAACCCATTTGAGCCGCTTTTTGCTCCCATTCGGTCATCTGTGGCTTCTGAGAGGGGAATACTGCCGCTATGTCGTCCTCCCATCCGCGACGGTTGAGCCAGGTGGACGGGTGAGGGACGTATTTCAGCTCTGTGCCGCTCTGTGCGAATGCGGATGCGTATGCCCGCATGCCGTCGATTGCCTCCTGAGACTCACCACGTCGCTCTATAGCCCTCCAGGCGCGCTCTGCCGCCTTTTTTCCTACCCTCCTGGGAACTAGTGCCCAAAACGTATCAAAATCGCTTAGAGGGGTGTTCTGTGGCTTCTGAGGGGTACTTGCGTTCGATACCTGGGCTACCTCGCCAGCTTTTCGCCAATGCTGCTGAGTGTCAGGTTTGATTTCCAAGATCGAATCAGTTCCGAGTTCATCACAATCAGTGAGCGCATCAGCACGTAACGGCTCTGTGACCTGAGCCACCTCAGCATCACGGGGGACTATAGGGGGTAAATTAGTATTATTAATAACTTTAGTATTAAGAGGAGTATGCAGCGAAACCGTCGACGGTTCAACCGCTATCGGTAAACCTGACAACGGCTCACTATGTGAGACACCCGGGAGCTTCGCAACCATGATCGAAGAACCAAATTTGCCGCCCTCGCGAGACTGTGAAATCTCCAGATACCCAAGCTCTTGCAATTCGTCGATTAGAGATTTCACTCCCATGCGCCCCATAGGTGATGCCTCGATTAATTCTTGGCGTGAGAGTGAGTATCCAGGTTTCTGTGAAACAATGAAGCTCATAAGCCCGCGTGCACCCCATGAAAGCCTTGAATCACGCAGAATTTGGTTAGGCACCATGGTGAACGAGTGTTGGTAGTCGAAATGGTGTATAATATTCACCGGGACATCCTTTCTGTTTCGTTTTCCTTTCCGGAATTGCCCTCAAGGTCTTTTGCCTTGGGGGCTTTTTCGTTATCCAGTATAGCACTTTGGTATAGGAAGGTACACTAGATATATATGTGACAATAAACACTCTGAAATCGCTTGCGTCCATACCCCATGTAATGCCATGATTAAATACATGAAATACATTCTTATTCACGCCGACACATTCGAGCACCTGGCGCAAAAGCTCACCAAAGTATTCCGACAGCACGGCAAGTACTGCTCATACGCAACAGCCAAGAAAGTTGCCGAAAAGTACACAACAATCGCAGGAAACGGCCTACATGCAAAACGGCGAGGCTACGCACGGGCAATGAAATTCATCATGCATACCTCACTCGACAACCTGATTGCCGATCTGCGATACGAAATCGCACAACAGAAAGTAGTGAAATTCGATGCGTAAAATCAGCCTACAACCAGCAGTAAGCGAAGATGGCGCTGTTGAGGTAAACCCAGCAGACACGACAACCCTAACAGTTGAAGAGCATACACTCCTAGAAAACGCTTTGAAAGAGCTAACTTTCCTAAAGTCATACTCTAGCCGCCTAACCATCCGTCTGGCTTCCTGGGATGCCGTAGAAGCTGCTTTCGATGGTGAGAGAGTGCGAGTCGTGCCGGATGAAACTAAAAATCCGGATAAATATGCAGTAATCCTATTCTCGATCGGAGAAGAAAATGAGTAGCAAGAAGATCCTCAACCACGTAATTACTGTGAAAATCATAGAAAACACGGCAGCATTAGATACATCCCGCCTATCGCAGGCCGCATTCAAAAACTCATACGCCCAGTACTCAGCAATTGCGAATGCGCTAGACGATTATGACTTGCCGCGCACACAAAAACTCGTATGGCGTGCACAGCGAGTAGAAGACCTAGCGGATATTGCACTCAAGCGGTACGGAATGCGAGTACAACGCCCTAAAACAAAGCTAGAGATTGTGGGTGATAATATGTATAACATTATTATCCACATGGTTCTAGAAGAGCTAACCAATGGGAAGTAAGCATGAGCCGCCTTATCTTCTGTTTCGCTTCGATCACAAAGAGCTTGTAGTACTCTACAGGCGCAAGCAAGATGAAGACAGACTAATATACACATTTCGCAGGTTAGCTAGTGGTGCTGTCGAAATATTCACTCGACGAGGCGACATGAAAAACAAGCCTATAGCAGCAGCAACGTTTGAACTTCCGGAGGAAAACATAGCGAATGCCATAGTTACAATGACGGATGCCAGTAAATATGTTGATATTCTAAGCGTATTACCTTGGGAAGCTGATGTTATTGAGGGACTGCCTGCGGATTCGGATACACTGATTCGGGAACGCATTCCTGGATACTATAACTAAATATGACTCATTTCACCCCCTGCTGGCTTTATTTAACTAGTAGGGGGTGATATACTAGAGATACAAGGAAAGGAAAGAAATGAAAAAAGCAATCATCACCGCAATAATCATTAGCGCAGTAGTCATCGCAGCATCAGTAATCGTATGCACACCAACCCTCTCCATAATGGAATTCGACGCAGAGCAAATGGCATACGGAATCTTCGCAATGGCAGCCGCAGCACTAGCCGCCCGCGAATACGTCGCCTGGAACACCCGAAAGGAAAAGAAATAATGAAAATCAACGAATACTGCTACAACCTACTAGTAGGCATGTGCATGCTCCTATTTATCGGCTTCACAATCTCAGCGATATTCGGAAACTACTTCGCAGCACTGCCAGCGATCCTATTCGCAGTAATCCTAAAACTCACACTATAGAAAGGTACTCCCATGAAAATCACCAAGAACATTGCAACATTCGGCTGGGTAATGCTCGGGTTATCAGCATTCCTGCTCTGTGTAAACATATTGTCTGCAATGATCGGGGAAACACTATACGCAGACATGCCATACGTTGCAGGATGTGCAGTAATCGGCATTGCACTAATTATCCCGCACGCATTAGCTACATATATGAGCCATAAATCACAGCGAATCGAGTATCAGGACGTAAAATTAGCTGATATACTGGAATTGTAAACAAGAAAAACACTACATATAATGGATTCAAGTATTGTTTTCTGGTTTCCGGACAAAACAATAACCCCCGCACCTAATTAATGTGGCAGGTGCGGGGGTTATTACTATCCCTAGCGGGCTACAGAATCACTCGGAAACTGATCCGGAGTTTCATCAACCCAGCCAACACGCGGGTCATAAATCTGCCCCGGTGCGCCGCCCTCAGGTGCGCCTTCCTCGCCATAGCGGTACTGGCGACCCCCGAGCGCCTCTTTCTCCCACTGCTCACGCATAGAATCAGCAGGGTTCGGCTTCACCTCGGACACGTGCTCAGGTGCAGGCTCGCCGACAACGCCGCGAGAGATAGCTTCCAGTGCCTCGTAGAAATCAACAGCCCCTACCGCCTTGGAAACAGCTTCACTAACATGCGAATCGACAGCATCGGACACGATACCCTCAGTATGGGCTTTTTCACCAACCGCATTGCGACCAAAGAAGTAAGCGGTAGCACCAAGAATAAGGGTGGAGATAGCAGCCTGGACTTCACTAGGTAGTTCAATACCAGCGCGGTTAGCAATGAAGACTAGAATAGTCATCACAGCACCAACCATAGCAACACCCATAGTCGCGGTTTTAGTTACGTTTCCTGCGTAACGCTCATTGTTCATAATATTTTTCCTTATCTCAGTATTAGTTAGGGAAGTTACGGTACATAGCCTGCGCATCCTGATCGAACTCAGCCTTACGCGCGTCACCCTGACCCTCGTCAGAATAGCCCAGAAGCTTACGCAAGCCTACAGCCAGCGAACCGTCTTTCATGCGGTGCGGGATACCCACACGGAACTGATTAAACAGCACCTTCACCATGCGCACACCAGCCCAAGTATTCTGATCTATCTCTCGCACAGCCTCAGCCAGCGTGCGACCACCAAACTCAGGTCGCTTAGTATTGAAAACAACTTCTTCAAGTTCTTGCTTAGTTGCCATATCAAACCAATCTTTCTGAGAGCCACCGCCCCCGTTGTAGTATTGCATTGCGCGGCGCGTCATCTCGCCCTTACTCCACGTGCCAGAGCACTCAGTAGAGAACCAGTCCCTATGCTCAGTAAGCGGGATGATACGCCCTTGCTCGCGCCAAATATCCGCTATACGCTCAGCCACAGTATTCATGTCACCTTCGCTCATACGCGGGTTGCACTCAAGAGTAATCGACTGGGCGTTGCCCTTAGCGTTACCGTTAGCCCACGCTGCAGCAGAATGATCCACAATGCAGCCGACGATGCCATCAGAGATAACCTCATGTGCGCTTGTGCCAACAGTAGGCGAATCGCAGAAGAACGCCATGACCTGCTCCCAGGTCTGCCCCCATTCCGGTTTACCCCACCAGTGCAGGGTAATATTCGTTATCACGCGTGGATACCCGAATGTTGCCTGGACAAGGTATCCCGGCGTGAAATTCCGTGCGTCACGGTTAGTCACATATTTATAAGCCACTATTAGCCTCCTCTCTTAGCGGCTCGCACAACCGGCAAAACGCCAGTCTGTGCCAACAATATATTATCAACACGTTCACGCTCATGCCGCATCTCATGGCGGACGCCTTCAATATGCGTGCGCAGCTGCGAATGTTCTTCCAAGCCGTCAGAGATAGCCTTGCTCAATTCGCGCTGCTTCTCACCCTGCCGCGACTGCTCAGCCAAGATAAGATCCAAACGGTCTCGCATATCATCCAGATCATCACGCAAATTAGTTCCGTGATCGTTTTTTACCTGGTGCTTAGCTATCTCAACATCCTTGCTGACTACATGCATTTTCTCGTCAACTGTGCTAACCTGCTCGGACAGTGTTGATAGTTTGCTGCTAACAGCCTTGTAAATATATATGCCTGTCGTGCCTGAGACAACTATCGCTGCAGACATGATAACGAGTGCATCCACCACAGGATGCCCGGTCTTAGGTAACTCAATGTTCACCCATATTCCCCCTTTTTTGTCGCCTGAATTATACCGCTAAAACATGGGAATACTTGAATATAAAACTGCACCCGCACTAAACACATAGTGCAGGTGCAGCATATACTCAAGGTTAGCTATGACGAATCATAAAACACGCCTGTAATCTCACCCCAAGTACCACCATGCAGCTCAATATAAGAGCCAGGTTTCACGACAGAATAAGGGAACCACTGTAACCGCTCACGCGAACCATCAGCACGAACAACAGAGTAAACCATGATATTGCCTTCATGCTTCAACTCGATACCCTTATCACCAGGCTTCACGTCACGATTCTCATACCCACGATCCTGAGTATTAGGCCAGAGAAGATTATACCCAAACGAAGCGTTTATGTACTCACGCCCGCTACCATCATCCTTAGGTGCAGTAGAAACAGCACGCTTCTCAATAGCGATAGCCGACCGCTCCCACGTGTCACCGCCACCGTTAGTAGAAGCCTCATTCTTCGGACCCTCACCAGTCCACGAAATGACAGCATACGAACCATCATTCGTGAGCAATCCAGGCGGTGACGCAAGATACTGCTTCTGAATCTTAGGGTTATTAGGCGCTTCCAGCGGCTCACCTGTCTTACTAGACACAGGGTACTCAAAAGACTTCACCTTACCATCCGGCGTTTTTAAACCAGGTGCCCAGAAATACTCACGCAACACACCAGTTTTATAGTCGCCGTCCTTCCAGCCGCCATGAGCCCAAGTGAATATCCACTGGATAGGCTTCTCGCCAGGCTTAGGTGCATCCGCTGCCTGATAGCTCAGTTGAGCCCAAGCAGAATGCTTATCGCCTTTCACAGCGCGAACCTGGATGATACCAGACTGCCCAGACCTAACAGCTAACACATGCCCAGGATTAGCGGAAGCAGGCGAAGACCCGTCAATAGCGATCTGGTAGCCAGTAGCACCAGAAACAGTATCCCAAGTAACCGTAAGATTTGTGTCACTAGCCTCAACACGCAGATTAGCAGGAGGATGAACATTATCAGCATCCGCTACATGCTCATCGTTACCGACCGCCTGATCTCTTCAACCAACAGCACCAGGTACGATACCGTAAATATGTGTACCCGCACGCACCAGAATAACCAGCCCACTAGCAGGCGCAGCACCATTCTTAGTCTGCCACGTCACACCCTCAGGGTGAGTAACATTACTCAGCAAGAAGAACCAAGCAATATCCGTACCCTCAGGGATAGAATACGCACGATTATTCACAACCTGAACAGTCTCAAGCTGAGAAACACGCTGCTCAAACGGCAAAACATTATTAATCCAAGCCTTCGCCCGGTCAGCAACCCACTCAGCAGGTGCCTTATCATACGGGTTCTGGTCTGGCTCATCCTCACTACCGTTACCAACCGCAAAAGTACGATCAGTAGCATACAGGTGCCCAATACCAGCCTTATCAGACTTAGCAAACACAGCATCCACATTATCCTTAGTTACGCCATGCACAACATGCCAGAACCGCCACGACGGCATACCATCATAATGGCGCGGGTGAATATCAGTCACCTTCGCATCAATATACTTCTGCGCATTAGACTCATAGGTCAGCGCAATATCGCACGCATCCATCATCTCAGGGCGCGTATTAGAACCAGGATTAATAATCACCAGGGTATCCTGCCCAGCAATCTCTTTGATCTTCCCGTACAGGCGCTTATAGTACGGCATGATAGCTTTCTGTTCTTCATCCCAGCCGTTCACGACCTCGTCAAGGAAGATAGCGAACTTACGCAAACCGCCCTTCTTGTACCAAGCTACAAGGTTGCGCACCTGAGCAAGAATAGCTTCCTCTGTATCCTCGCGCACAGCCTCAGCGGAGACATTCAGGTTCTTGCGGATGCGCTCAAAATACGCGGGCGTAGCAAACTCACTATTCGCACCGTACCGAGTCTGAAGATAGAAAGCCACAAACTTCGCACCAGCCGCCTCAGCAAGCTTACCCTGCGTAAGGAAGTCGTTATCGACCTTGTCGCCCCAGTTACCGCTAGACTTGTTCAAAATGACAATGCCTAGCGTGTCACCAAACAGCAGAGTCTTCTCCCACTGGGAGACCTTGCCAGGCTGATCGCGGTTATAGTAATCAGGCCAGTAATACGTAACCATCGAAATATTACGCTGCCCGAAACCATGATTACGCTCACCAATATTAGCGTCAGCAATAGCACGCGCAACTACTGGTGCAACATTCTTCTCAGACTCTTTCAAAATATCAGTCTTAGCTGCATCAATCTTACCGTCAATCGTATGGTCTACAGAGTCCAGCGCCTCAGACACAATGTTAGTCCGTGCCTGCTCGATACCTTCACTGACTTTCGTGTCAATAGTACTGGAAACAGACTCAGTAGCCGCCTTGACAATATCGCCCTTAGCCTGCGTGATACCCTCGCTAATCTTAGCAGGCAGAGCACTATTCACAGACTCAGTAGCAGCCTGCACAATACCAGGTTTAGCAGACTCAATCTTAGAATCAATCGCAGAGCCAGTGGTGCGGAGAATTTCCCCCTTCAGCACCTGTGATTTCGACTCAAAAGCCGAATCAATCTTAGGGGTAACAACAGACTTAATCTTTCCGTCAATAGACGAATTTACAGACTGCACCACCTCGTCCTTGATCGACGCAGATTTTTCTGTAATTACAGAAGAAACCTTCGCCTCAATCGTAGGTGTGACACGCTCATCAATCTGCCGTGTAATCTCGCTGCCAGCAGCAGCCTGCACGGCAGTAGGCAGCTTCTCATTCAGCTGTGACTCGACCACAGTAGCAGCCTGAGACTGAATCATCCCAGGCACAGTAGCCTGAATACGCTCATCAGCCACCGCACCAGCATGCTCACGCACACCAGACTCAACAGCAGCCGGAATAGTAGTAGACACAACCGGGGCGATAGCCTCATTCACAGCAGACTGTACACTATCCTTAGCCGCCTGCACAGCCTCAGACTTCACGGCTGCGACCTTCTCGGTTGCTACTTGATTTGCTTCCTGCACAGCAACAGACCGAATCTCATTCTTCGCCTCGGTTACCTTCTCAGTAGCAACCTGCTCAGCAGCCGCACGAGCAGACGCAAGCGGGCGACCAGTAAGATTACCCGCCTCGTCCGCAATCACAAGCCGGTTCAAACCGCTAATAGCCATAATTAGACCTCCTCAATTCGGGCAGTGCCGTCACCATTATCTACCACACGGTAGTCACGCGGCGACCCGCCGCCGCCCTGCTCAACGTTCCGCACATTACCGCGACGGTAAGGTGCAGCGAAAATCTCCGCAATATCCAGAGAATCACCCGCCTGCACAGTAAACACAACCGGGTCACGCGGAATAACACCACCATTAGTATAAAGCCGCGCGTGCGCCTCCCACGACCACCAAGCCGGGGCATCCTGCCCAGCCTCAGGCGCAAGCAGACGAATATCACGCTCACCCTCATACGACAGGTAACCGCTAGAATCCAGATCAGCCGTCACCTCAACAGGAAGCGAAGTCGCCGACCCAGACACCACCAGGCTAGTAGGACGAAAAATGATCTTTCCACGCAGCGGGCGAGCATTCCCACCCACAGGCGCAGCAGGATTCAAAAACCTACCGCGAATAGCAGCATAACCCATACGCTAACTCCATTCTTTAGAAGACACGACAAGTAATCCGTGTTTGGTTATCGGCTGGCACATGTGTAACACCAGTAATAATGACATTCAGATTACCACCACTAGGCAACTCGACGATATATGTCTCACCAATTTTAATATCAGGACGGAAAAAAATGGTAAGACTAGGAATCTGAATCTGAGACTTAGCCATAGCAGCAATATCCTGCGCAATCGCATGAGCATTATTCTGGGTATCACCCCAAGACCCAATATCAAGCTCCAGCGCGGGCATTTTTTGGGCTGCAGGAGTCGTGGTAAACCTTGCGATATTCCGGTTCTTGCTGAAATCAATCTTTAGCCCGCCACGAATAATAGGGGTAGGCTTGCCTGCCAAGTCCTCCATCATGCCGTGTGCTTCACGCTGGGTAGGAAAGCGTGCCTGAATTGCGTTTGTTGTGCTAGGGTTTACCTCGTGTAGCACCCACTGCCAAGGCGTAATATCGTCTATATACGCTTCATAATGGGCTTCAATAAACCCTTTCTCCCAGACATATTCCGCAACAGAGCCATGGTATAGTTTGCGCGCGTGTGCATCAAACTCCGGGTCTACACCATGGTTAGGTATTCTATCTATGGTGTACAAGTAGAAAAAGTCAACGTTTAGCTCTGTGTCTGTCTCAAACCATTCTTCAGTATCGGATGGAGAGAACCAGGTAGTGCGGCGCTCGGAAGGCTCCAAACTACCGCCTGAGCCCTGCCAAAAAGTCACCGGCGCATCATTACCAGTTGACCCCATACGCGACCACTCAGCAATGTTATACGAAACGTTCACAGAAGACGCAAGTTTGGTTGAGTCCTGAGTAACATCAACACTAATTATTTCATCAGCATCAATACGCATCGTAGGATTATCCTTGATAATGCGCGGAACATTCACAATATTCAACGCGCCGTCAGAATCATGCCACATCATGCATGAAAAATACTCGGCAACCTCTTCAAGCACTTCCCTAGCAACGCGCCCACGCACAGACCGCGTAAATTGTAAAGACAGGGAATGAGAAGGTGTAGAAATACGCGCTAATGTACGATCCTGAAAAGGTAAATCACCATTCAGTAGAAGCACATCCGCGATATGCCCGCCCTGCGACGCGTAAATCTCGACAGCATACAGGTTCCCACCATCACGCAACCGCGTATCAGGCAGCGTACCGTTCGCGTACTCCCCATTCTCCTGGTCTACACGCCAACGGTTACCCTCGATCTTCAACTCGAAACGCGCGCCAGGTGCGAGCTTCATGGGCTTCTCGACAGTATCCAGTGCGATAGACCCATCAGCTAGAATGCCGAAACGTGCAGCGTCTTTATCATTTCCCTTCTCGCAATAGATGTTTATCCACGTGTCACCAGACCTGCCGTAGCTGTTTTTCCCGCGCAAGATAAGCGGGCGACCCTTAGAGTAAGTCTTATTATGCCCGTTAGCCGTCTCATAGGTGGCATGCCCCCTAGTCAGGTATGCCGTTCCCTCACCATGATAGAAAGTGAATATAGGCGTACCCGCATCACCCCACTTGGAGCCACCGGACGCACCAATAAGCTGCCCATGCCCGCGCCGCCAATTACACATGAAAGACCCCTGCAACGGGGCATAGAGAAGCACCTGCCTGTTCTCGTCGAGAGGCAGCTTAGACTTCGCAGCAGGTGAGTATCCGCATTGCTCCAAAATATCCCAGATAAAGTATGACAGCGAAGCGTTGGGGTAGAAGCGTTTATTGTCTGTGCGGCGGCGACCAGGCATAATATAGGCAAGAGGAAGCACCTCAACGACCTTAGACAGATTGTCGATATAGTCCACGCACTCGGTAACCAGCCCGCCAGTAGCCGAGTCAATCTTGTTCGCAGACACGCGACCAGTAAACACCTTGCTGTAGTACTGCTTAGTGTTAGACGCAGGTGACTTATGTAAGAAAATCTCAACATTATCACCCAAATAGGGGATACTGAACTTATCCGCAAAATTCGGGCGATCAGCCGAAACAGACTGACTAACAAAATCAGGTGTCGCACCCATAGGCAAATCCCATGTGATAGTCGCACCCGAGTTAGAGAATCCATCATTAGTTGCGAGCCTACCCGCAGCATCTTTAGAAGCAGACTGGTGGATAGTTACCTCGTGCATTCCCTTATCTTCATCATTGACACGCACGGAGGCGTTGATAACAGCAATACCATGTTGTGCTATCTGAGCTTCGCTTCGCAGTACTTGTGGTGGTGGAAAATCAGACCTCATTATACAACCTTTCCTCTACCTGCCCCTACTTCAATGAATTTGCACTGGTACTCGTAGATTGGTGGAAAACCCTGCATGCCGCGTAGCTTCTGCGAAGACAGCTCAGTGAGCGCAACATTTTGTATGCACCTGCCAGGTGTCCAAGGCTTCAATGGTGCACCAGTCGTCAAGGCAGGGTAGCCCACATCACCCTTCGTTGCGGTTACTGAGAAGCTTATAGGTCTAAAATCAGGGGTAAACCAAATTGATTTACGCGTCGGGTAAACCCCGTCAGCACCATCACGGGAAAGCGTGTACGTCACTAACTTAGCATCAACAGTGTCAAACTCTATCTTAATGGTAGCCCCCGGCGACAACACAGCACTGAAATTATACTGTTGCTTGCCGAATGGTAGCGGCTGACGATTAACTATTTTTACCGGGGTATTAATAGTGTATAAATCACGATAAAAAATAGAACCATCACTATCATCTACCTCGCCGCCAGACAGAACCGCACCACCATTTACAGCAGCAGGCAACATCATAGAGTCACGCTCAGTAAGAAGGTTCTCAACCTGAGACCCTGCCGGGAAAATAGTCAACGGATAATACGTACTCAAATTGTGCACATTATAAGCCGCGTTCATGAGCATCATTTCGATTTTCTCACGATCTTTACCTGCAACACGGAACGTAGCAGAAAAGTCTTTGAGAGCCTGTGGGCGACCATAGAAAGAGAAGCGGCGCGCGCCGGTAGCAGACTGCTGAACCTGGCGGTTAGCAAACGAATAATTCACCTGCTCAGTAGAACCGCCACGCACCTGCATGAAAGAAGCCTGCTGCCCAATCATCATAGGGTACGAACTCAAGGTTTTTACCTCCGTGCCTGCAAAGTTGTTGAACGCATCGTGCCGTAGAAGCTACGTCCGTCAATGTTGACCATAGGTCGCCAGTTAGACAGTGCCTCGACTATCTGATTATACAGGTCAGGAGCCTGTGTAGGCGCCACAAACTCACGCCGCCCGGACACATGACCGCCAGCAGAGAAGCCACGCACAAAATCACCCGAATTTATACGCTCCAAAAGCCCGCGATGCTTACGTGTTGCATCAGCGTTCACAATGAACTCACCCGACCGCACCATGAGCGGCGAACCAGCATCAGTAACCGCAGGCACATTATCAGTCCACCGGGACAGCGGTTCACGCCCAGGAATCAGACCACCAGAAGCGAACCCAGGAACCATACCGCCGTGTGCACGCCAGCCGCCGCGACGCCCAAGAGTCTTCTTCACAGAATCAACCATTTTCCGTTCAAAAATCTGGGTGATCGTAGTTGTCTTCTGTTGCGGAATGCTATTCAGGTTATTTTTGTAGTTATTGATATTACTGTTAGCAACACCTGTTCGAGCGTTCGCAGTCGTATCAACCCTGCCGGGCACACTATGAGCCTTATTCGCCAAAGCCCCAAGCTGTCCGAACGCCTGACCTGTATTAGCGTTAGCTGTCGTGTTAGTCCATGCAGGAATACTGTTAGCACTATTAATAACACCATTCAACGCACTTGTAGCCTGCTCAGTATCAGCATTAGCGGTAATATTCACATTACCTCCAGCAGCATCACTAGCCTCACGCAAATACTTGAGCTTACCAGTAGCCGCGTCAACACCAAATACCTGTGTACCGATAGTAACCTCACGCGGCATACGCTCAATATCATTATTCAGTGAAGTCATAACGCGGGCAGCCGTAGTATCAGCCCACGTATTTATATCCACCCTATCCGGGATAGAGTAGATAGACCTCACCAGGTCGTCAGCTTCCTGTGAAGTGAAGCCCATCTGTAATGCCGACTGACGCAGCGTATCAATCACACCATGAATATGCGTTTTCACTGCCTCATAGTCTCCACCCTGGCGAGCCACAGCAGACGAAGCCTGAATACCTTGCTGTGCCATGTCAACAAAGGCCGCATTAAGTTTCTGCCCTGCCTTCGTGGTCTGGTCAAAGGTACGGGTCTGCCCATCCCATGCAGCACTATTCTTGTTGATAGCGTCTTTCAGATCGTCCATAGACTTGTAGTAGTCAGCCATGTTCTTAGTCGAGTCAGCAAACCCTCCACCAAGCATTTTCAGACCCTTATCAAGGTCTTCAACAGCAGAGCCGGCACCCTCAACAAACTTAGCCATCTCCTGAGCCTCACCAGAAAGCCCCTGCATAGCCGCAGCACCCTCATCAAGCGAGTTCTTCTGAACCTCAAGGGAATGCTTCAACTCGTCATGTGCGCGGGTAGCATCAGCCAGCTTAGGCGGATACTCGCCTAGCATAACCTGGTATTTCTCTTCATCAGTCAGAGAGACATTCAAAGACGACGCGTAATTTTCGACAGCCTCTTTTAGCTTCGGGAAAGCCTGCATATACTCTTGTGCTGTATACTTTGCGCGCCCTTGAGCCTCAGAGGCCGCGTCAGTCTCACGAACAATAGATTGGAAGAACTTCTCAGCCTCACCACGGTTCTCTGCATACAGGGAGCCAAGCGATTCATCCAGAGTAGAAACAGCCTCTTTGAGCGCGTCCGCACCGACCTTAGCGCCCGCCGTATGGGACACCCATTGCGAGAAGCCTTCCATTGCGTCGCCCGCGTCAGCTTTCAGGCGCACCAGTGCTTCACCCAGGCCGTTCACCTTGGGCACCTGGTCTTCTAGCCCGAGGAAAGCCCATGTGGCTTTACCACCCATGTCTTTAAATTTCTGGTTTACCTGGTCTAGGTTGCCGCCCGTGTTCTTCAAAGCACTGTTCATGCTATCAAGTGACGGGGCTTTGTACTCAGTATTCGCAGCGCTAACGAAAAGCACAATACCCTCAGCAGCGAGCGCGGCGGTGCCAGCGATCTTACCGAGGGTTGCACCTAGCTTGCCAAGCTTTGAGCCTGACGCAGCGGCGGCTGCACCTTCGGTTGAGGCGGCAAGCTCTCGTGTAGATGCTGATGCAGTACGCGCAGACACGGAGAAAGAAGCAAGCGTAGCCTTCATAGTCTGGTACGCAGTGATGAATTTAGCTGCTGCGGCTACACCAAGCAATGCTACACCTGTTAGGCCGACCACAGTAAGGTTCACAGCCAGGAATGACGGAGGAAGCTTACCCATGAAATCGAGTAGACCAGTAGCCATCTGCACGAGTCCACGGAAGAAATCAGACAAACCACCAGACGAGCTAAGGATGATTGTGTCAATCGCGCCTCCCAGTTTCTCAATATCACCGGCAAGGTTGTTCTGCTGGATAGCAGCCGTGCTGGCAGCGTAGCCCGCGTCATTGGTCTTGTCGATCCAGCCCTGTATGCCTTCCTGCCCCTGGGTATAGAGCACGTTAGCGGCACGCACAGCATCAGAACCAAAGATAGTAGCGAGCGCAGCATCACGCTGAGCAGGGGTAAGGTTCTGCAGCCCACGTTTCAAATCTCCGGCGACAGCGGTAATGCCCTTGAACTTACCCTCAGCGTCATAGAGCGAGATGCCGTACTCATTCATGAGTCCAGCAGCTTCCTTTGAGGGATTCTGTAGCTTCTGTAGCATAACCTTGAACGAGGTACCAGCGTCGGAGCCGATCAAGCCAGCAGAAGCGAACGCAGCCAGCGTACCCGTAGTCTCCTCAATCGACAACCCAGTTTGCGCCGCGACAAGACCTGACTGTTTAAGAGCGTACCCGAGATCGCCAACACTACCCTGAGCCTTACCAGCGCCAGCCGCTAGAAGGTCGGCAACATGCCCAATATCCGAGCCTTTCAACCCGAACTGAGTCATTGCGGTAGCAGCAAGCTCCGCAGCCTCACCAACCTCAATATTTCCAGCAGCAGCCAACGCCAAAGCACCATCAAGACCACCAGAGAGAATATCCTTAGTCTCAACACCCGCCTTAGCAAGCTCCTCGATACCGTTAGCAGCCTCACTACCCGAGTACTTGGTATCCGCACCAGCCTTCATAGCAGCCTCACGCAGCTTATTCATATTCCCAGCAGTCTCATGCGTAGCCGCCTGCACAGCCGACATAGCCTTATCAAAGTCAGCGTACTGCTTCACTGCATATGCGAAACCAGCCGTAAGAGCCGCACCACCAATACCCGCGCCCGTCGAAATGCTGTCCAGTGCCTCACGGTTCGTCAGAATATTCTTCGCCAACGTCCGCGCCTCATTCCCAAGGTCACGGAAATACCCGCCAACACTAGAAACCATAGCCCGCCCACGATCAGCCATAGCCCCAAACGCGCCAGTAACAGAATCCTTAGCGCTAGAGAATGCAGAGCGGATACCAGTAGTAAACGAGTTGTACATCACAGCAGAACCAAAATTAGAGTTCTTGAACGCATTGCCAGCAGCAGAAGCAGCAGAAGACACAGAAGACTTCACAGCAGACGCATAATCACGCCAACCAACACTAGCGGTACGTGATGCGTTCTGCATTACACCGGTAATGCTGCCGGCACTTGCTTTTGCGGCTTCTGCTGCTTCTCGGTATGCGGCTTTTTCTGCGCGTGTCATGCCGCTTATGACGCCTACTCGTTCGCGTGCCGCGGTTGATGCGGCGGCGGCGGCGGCTCGTCCAGCTTCACGTGCGGCGGCAGCAGCGGATTGTGCTGTTCCTTTGGCGGCTTCTGCTTGTGCGGCTTTGGCCGCGTTGGCTGTTGCTTTGGCTGTTTCGCGTGCTGCCTGGTTGGCTGCGTTGCGTGCACTGTTGGCGGCGGCGGTCACACCGGCGACAAAGTTCTTGGTGTCTGCTCGTAGCTGGATGGTTACGGTTTGGGCTGTGTTTGAGCTTCCACCACGTGATCGTGAGCCACCGGTTCGTGCCATGCTAGTTCTCCTGTGCTTCTTCTTCGTCTAGCTGTTTCTGCCATTCTATTAGGTCTGCGTATGCTGGGTCTTCTGCCGCGTCATAGGGTTCTGGAACAAGAATGTCACCTGGGCGCGGCTTATAGTCTTCGCGCTGAGTGATTTGCTCGACAGCTTCCTTCGCCTTGCAGGTGTATGTTTCCACCTCGAACTGCGTGTGTCCCTCACGGCATTTCTTGCGCGGGTTACCACACTCGGGGCATAGCTCAGCCTGGTAGATTTCCCACCCCAAGGCGGCGGTCATGTCGCGGTCTGTCCAGTCACGTGTGCTGTCGCCTAGTAGCATTGCGGATGGGGGTTTGCCCCAGCGGGCGGCTGCACGCATTACGAGTACAGCGCCCGCGTTGTCTTCTTCTGTGAGGCTATCGGCGACGAAATCGGGGCGACACCTCTAGGGTTGCTTCGGCGGCGCGTGCTTCTCCGTAGGTTGAGAGGCATTTTACAAATTGCCCGCCCAAAGTGTCTGCGAGTTTGAGCCATTGGGATGCTGCGAGTGACTGGCCCTCTAGTGTTGCGGTGAGCTGGAATACGCGCGCCCACCAAGTCAAGTCCTCGGTGTCTACCTCGTCCTTGCCAGTGTCTTCCTTCCATGCCTTATTGATGTCTTTCAGCTCAGCATCATTGAGAACACGGGTACGGAAAGTGGCAGTCTTAGCGCTGGCAGTGATTTCTTCTACCTGCTCATAGAGACCAGCAAGTTCACTGTCCAGGGACTCAGAGGCGACAGTCTCCATATCATCGCCTTCGCCATCCTTGCGCAGGGCTTCCAACTTTTCGATCTGCTCTTCCACCTTTGCAAGGTCTGCCACATCATCAGGATTCAGAAGCAGAATAGTTTCACGGTGCAGCTTGTACTGGTCTGCACCAGACAGCCACTCGGAAAGATTGAAGGTGTTATCAGTAGCAGTGTTCTTAGCCATTATGCATTCTCCCTATCAGGTGGTGTGATGGGTAAAAAAATATTGGGCGCCTCCCCCAACCACCACAGGGGAGACACCCAACATTGTATCACTCACTCACTCAAGACACATTACTATGCTACCACAGAAATAAACTCACGGAAACCAGTCACCTGGCACTTATGAATAGTGCGAATGTAACCAGATGTACGATCAGCTGCCTCATTCACAGGGTGCGGCTGATCGAAAGAGCAAGCATAGATGCTGATTTCGTCGCCTTCCGCGAACGGCTCATAGTAAGGCTTATTGGTGTGGCGGGTGACAACGTATGCTTCGGTGCCCTTGTTCTTGAGCATCTGAAAAATCTTGTCACGCACCGGATCGAACTTGCCGCCGTTAGCGCCTTCCTGGAAGTAACGGAAGATAGCCAGCTCGACCTCAGCGTTGGACTGACCCCAAGCCTTAGCGTTGGTGTCCTCACAAACAGCAGCCATGCCGTCAATAGTCTCAGAGTCAGTAGACCCGATCTTGGTCTGAGACTTGATAGCTGCACACGAAATGTCGAGTGCAGTAGCCGCGTTCAGCTCAGCTACCTTAGGCTTGTCCATAGACACGACACCACCCATAGGGATAAGCATCAGTTTTAACTTAGCACCAGCATAGGTGCGTCCCGGCGAAGAATCAGCCATTTTAGTCCTCCTCAGACTCAATAGTTGTGTATTCTACAGGCTCCGTAGGTTCCTGATCGCGTTGCGAAGGCGGAACCTCAAAACCAAATAGCTCAATGTAGTTAGCTGGAACATACGCGAGACGGCGCGTCTCAGGATGTACAAGCCACATAAAATTATCCATCATTACCCTCTCGGTATGGTAATAGTGTACGTCAATGGGGTGTATAGCCGGGCTGGTGTAACCTCTGAATCGGTTAGCATGACTTGCCCTTGCGCTGCCGCCCAGTCCAGATTAGCGTAACTGTCACCCATAATCTTTGTGGTGGCGAGCCGGTCACGAACAGTATCAGTGAGAGCATACATTTCGTGCGTTGTCTGCGCCACACAGGTAACAGTGAAATCAACGGTCAAAGAATCATTATCAGGTGTACCACACAGCCCGACCATATCCTCATACCCTGCTCCCACGCCCATAAAAATAGCCACATAAGGCTTGATATGGTTCGGCAGATACTCTGGCACAGACTCGGGCACAAAGCCCTGGAACACGGATACATTCTCGATGCCGGACAGTGCACGCTCGATAGCCTCAGCAAGCTCAATAGTGACGCTCACAGCTCGACCCCCTCAACAATCGCAGCGACCATGTCATCCATGCTCGCTTCAATAGCAGGGCGTAGATGTGCACGTGGTGCCATTTTAGATGTACCAAACTCAACATACGCGGCATAGGGTGCAGCAGAAATAACGTCCGCAGCGTTCTTACCAGCCTTAGCTGCGCTAATTTTCGAGCGCAGAAAGCCAGTGCGAACAGGTGCGCGGCGCTTAGCTTCGTCTCTAAGAAGCTTACCAGCGGCAAGCACCTGCGGGGAGAAATCGTGCTTAGCCGCGACCTGGAAAGTCACGGAAAGCTTTTTTAGTTCCTCCCAGTCCTGTTCCATCATTTCGCGCCTGCTCTCTGGTTCTGCATCTCACCACAGATAAGATCAATAGACCCAAGTAAGGAACCTGACATAACCTGCTTCACAGTAAAACGCTTACCATGCATACCAGGAATATTAGACGCAGTAACAACCAGCACATAATTACGCAAGCCGCCTTGTAGCTCCCACATACGCAACGGCATCTGAACCAGGTAGTCACGGGTAGCCGCATCCTGCACGCTACCAGTCACGTTATCCGCGTAACGGTTCAACTCCTGGATTCGGCAAGTCACATCCGTAAACACACGCTTCTCAACGACACCAGCAAGAGGTGCCTTAGGATTCACAGCAGCGGGCGCAAGCACATCAACCATAGCCGTCATCCCCTGCTCAACAACAGGCGCAAGACGCAACGACCAGTCACGCGGCACAACACGCTGCCTAGAAGTATAGCGAGCCATAACGGCACTCCCCCATCGGCTCAAACCAAGCACCAAGCATCGGGTCACCCTCATCATGAATACGGGTAGCTTCAGCATCTAGTGCGTCAGCCTGCGCCCGCAACTCAGCAGCCACGGCGACACCATCAACAGACAAATCTTGTGTCGTAATTTTCTTGGACAGCAGGTTTTCATCTGTCGCCATACGCCGCAACAGACGAGCCGCCACACGACGCACAACAACAGCCGCGACACTAGCAGGCTCCAGAGACGCAAGAAGCTCTATGTCCCTGTCAGAGAAGATAGTATCGTGATCGTGCACCTGTTTATCGTCGCTCGGTAAATCGTTTACCAGTAGGCGGATCGTGTAAATATCTTCTTCTGTCAGAGACATAGAGCCTCACCCTCT